GACTCATTAAGTTTGACTTATGAAAGAACAGAAAAGTCTAACGCACCTAGTTTTACAAAACATTTTTTAAAAACACACAAACATCCTATAGCTAAAAAGATATTAGAGATACGAGAATACAACAAAGCAAATACAACGTTTATAGAAACAATACTTAATCATCAGTACAAGGGTAGAATACATTGTGAGTTTAACCAGTTGCGATCAGATGATGGGGGTACGGTAACAGGTAGATTTTCATCTAGTCATCCTAACCTACAACAAGTACCTGCCAGACACCCTGAGATTAAAAAAATGATACGTGGTTTGTTTTTACCAGAAGAAGGTGATAAGTGGACAAGTTTAGACTACAGTGCGCAGGAGCCAAGATGGTTGATGCACTATGCTTCTTTAACACCTGCTACAAAAGATAATACAAAAGTACAAGAGATTGTAGCTAGTTATAAAAAAGATGATATAGACTTTCATCAGATGGTAGCTGATATGGCAGACATAGATAGAAACTTAGCAAAAACCATCAACCTTGGGATTATGTATGGTATGGGAATTGGTAAGTTGGCACATATCCTTGGTGACATATCTTTTGATGAGGCTAAGTCTCTCCGGGCAGAATATGATGAGAAGGTACCTTTTATAAAAGAGATGGCTTCTGCCGTTATGCGAGTAGCTACAGAAAAAGGTGAGATACGAACACTACTAGGTAGAAAGTGTAGATTTCCTATGAGAGAGCCAAAGGGTTTTGGTGGGTACAAAAAAGTTATACATATGGATAAGTTAGAAGAAGAGTGGCAAAACATACTAGATACACCACTAGAAGAGAGAGAAAAAGATTGGAGAAAGAAAAACCCTGCAAACTATCAGGTTGCATTTACATATAAAGCGTTAAATAGATTAATACAATCATCTAGTGCAGACCAGACAAAAAGAGCTATGATTGTCTGTCACAATGAAGGTTTTATGCCTATGTTGACCGTGCACGATGAGTTGTGTTTTTCTGTAAGCGAATCTAGTAAGGTAGATAAAATAAAAACTTTTATGGAAAACTGTTTTCCTGAGATGAAGATACCCTCGAAAATAGACGTGGAAGTGGGTGACAGTTGGGGCGAATAATTACTTTTTCTTTCTAGCTCTTTTTAATGCTTCTTTACCCCTTTTAGCTATGGCCACTACTTGTGTTTTACCCATAACCTTTGCACGTTGCTCCATTACCGTTAAGATTTGAATCTTTCTAGCATATGGTTTAGATATTCTTTTGACCTTCGCAACAGTCTTTCTTGCATCCTCTGGAGTCGCAAACTTAATTCGTACAGTATCTTTTGGATTTTCATCTGTATATAACCTCCTACCTGAACCCTTAGGTTTTTTACCTGTGCCTTTTTTAGGATCTAACTTTTTGGCCATTTATCCGTCTTCATCATAGCACTTAATCTTTCTGCTCTTGACTTAACTTGACGGCTCCAGGAGCTGTCTAGCATTTCTGTTGAAGCGCCCTCCCAGTCGTGGTTACGTATAGCCTCAAAGAACTTTGGCCATTTGTTAGGGTTAAATCTAGTCCTACCCATATTAAACAACATATCTATAATTACTGCTTGTCTAACTTTACTAAGACCATTAAAGAATATCCAATCTTTTGCTTCTCCTCGAACTCTTTGTATATCATTAACAAGCAAAAAATTTACCTCTTCTCTAGTGATCCCTGGTCCATCTGCCGCTATGTTTCTGCCAACACCAATGGTAGGGTGACCTACTAAAGTATCGCCTGCTTTTACTTCTTTACCATTTGCATCATCATATACACGATATTTTACACCCTCGTGTAAGGATATTAAATCTGTAACATTATCCAGTTTTTCTGCCATTTTTTCTTCTCCTTACCTTTCTCTTCGCAAATGTTTTTACATTTGTCGGTTTCTTACCAGGATTGCCTGCGGCTCTTTTTCGTTTTACAGCACTTGTTATTTGAGATTTGGTCATACGTTGAGCAGTAGCTCTTGGAACGCATTTAGGATATTTGCGTTTACTTTTTTTAGCTGACTTTCTACCACAAGCCTGAAACTTGCCTTTTTTCTTAGGTGCTCCTATATCTACCCAGTCGCCTTTGGGACCTTTCCCAAACCACGCTGTAAGACCACCTGTAGGTTTAGCCATTATGCAGTCCTGTATCCACCACCACGTTTTTTGTACGTACGAACTAACCAAGCATTTGCATAAGCGGAGGGATAAACTGCAAACTTTCTTTTTGCCTCTGCCTTAACCCTTGCATATAACGCAGGATTAGTTGGCTTTGCTCCTTTTTTCTTGGTAGTTTTTTTCTTTCGTGTAGTGGTTTTTTTTTTAGGAGGCATTATGACTTCTTCACTAGTTTATAACCTTTTTTATTTGCAGCAGCTCTGATCTGTGCAACGGTCATAGTTTTACCTGTTTTCTTTACACCGCCCTTAGCCATCTTAGACATATATTTACCGCCTTTAGCCATCTTGGACATATACTTACCACCTTTAGCCATTTTAGACATATACTTGCCTCCTTTGGCCATATACTTACTCATTTTTCTTCCGGGCATTCACTTCTCCTTATTATATAGGTTATTAAACGTCACCTCAGAATCAGTGTAACTATCGTGTATTTCTGCGGTGTGAATATATTGGCTAGGTCTAAAATCTGGTGCCCCTTCGCCTGTTGTCCACAAAGCAGGATTTGTTACCCTAACTCTGTTATTAGGTAATGCTACTATATTACCAGTCCATTTACCTGAGTCAATAAGTTGTAGTACGTGACTCTGCTTATGTTGTGCAGGATCATCTGAGATATAGCTATCTGTATAGTCTACTGTAAACATATATCTGCCTTTATAAAACTCACCACCTATTTTACAAAACCAAGGACTAGAGCTTATTCTATCCATAACAATAATAGAATGACCTCTTGATGAGCAGTCCCAAGGTTGTGCTAAGTGTGTATCCATACGCTCTGGCATCTCATCTAACACTTCATCGGCAATCAAACTAGTAATCGGCATACGTGCCCACATTGCTCCACCGTGAACATTTTCTTCTTCATCAATACCTGTAAATACTACTTGAAAAGATAAACATCGATCAGGGATAGTAGTTACCGCTATAACCAAAGCGTGCAAATACTCACCGTGATATTTTATGTGATTGTGTGTAAACTCTTTTCTAACCCACGCTTTGAAGTGTGGGATGTTGGACATCAAATATGACATCCCATAAGATAACACACTTTATTCTTTTTTACCAGACCCACAATACAAACCAAACCAAGCGGCACCTGCTCCTACTAAAACACTTACAAAAGCAGATTGTGCATTGGTTGGGTCTTCAAGTTGCATAAACCATTCTGTAACTCTAAAGAAAGCTAGACCATATAAGCTTATTAGCAGTCTTGGCCATATACGCCACTTATCTAAGTTTTCTGGTTTCATATCAGTCTCCTTCTATTATTATCCAATTTTCTTTTTCTCTTTTATAATCTAAGTATAATTCTGTGTCTGCATAACCTCTGCCTTCATTCATACATATCATAAAATATTTAGGCTCATACAACATACACGATTTTTCATCTCCCTCTAAAAGCGAGTGAGCTAAAACAATTTTTACTGTAATACCTATAGCCACTGCTATAAAACTTATCACTGCTAATACTATAAAACCCATTCGTATCATTTCGTACATTTCTTTTTGTTGTTTTAACTTTTTTGCTTTTGCTTCTCTAATTGCTTGTTTTTTTGCATCAATACGTTTCTTACGCTCTTGTAAGATAAACTCCCAAGTGCCAGGACCAAAACGAAGATTAACCAAGTTACGTAGTTCGTTCATTTGTTCACGAGCTAATTTAGCATCTATCACTTCTTGGGCCACATTTTCTACAGCAAAATGGTCAACTTTTTTACTGTCTCTAGCTTTAATAACTTGTTGTTCACCAGTCATAGCTTTATCGATATGACCAATAATATCGCCTATGTCATTGCAAGTTTGTATTTGTTGTTTAACAAAATCTACACTTTTTTTAACTAATGCTATACCAGCGAGCGCTGTGGATATTGGTTCAACCATTTTGCTTCTCAATAAAACGATCTAGCTTTTGCTCTATGCGAATCACTAATTCCTTTATCTCTTTCGTTTCATTGTGAAGTTCTGATTTTGTTGCGTAATCTTCTCTTGTTCTATTTAACAAGATCTGTAAACGTTTTACTTCATTAAACATTTTACTAAATGCCCAAGCAAATGGCCCAAGAACCACGGTTATGATAACATTCCACATTAACATTGGATCTATTTGCATTAACTTATTCCTAGTAATTTGTCTTGTTCTACTTGTTTGAGTGCGTTACTTGCTTGATTAACGATTTGGTTTTTGGTTGGTATTTGTATATCACTTTCTTCTAATTCACTTTGTATAGCTTCTGTTGCAGGTGTTACAAGTTCTCTGCCTACGGCTTCACCTCCTGCTCCAACGCTTTCAACCGTTCCCATTGTTGTATACTTTCTAACATTTTGTCTCATAAACTCATCTATTTCTTTGCTTCTAATAGATTGCAAATCATCTATCTTAACACCTAATTCTTTAGCTCTTCTCATCTGTCTAGATGTTAAATTAGCAGTGGTCATAGATTTTAAAACAGTTTCTGAACGCAACGCTCTACCTAATAAAAATATTCTACCCACCTCTGTAATAAAACTTAAAGGTGCAGTTAGTGCTCTATATCCTGCAGCAGCTACGAAAGCGGCAGGCGCCAATCCAGCAGTGCCTTTTAAATTAGCATCAGACATTTTAACAGTAGTTTCTAAAACTTCTTTTAACAACTTTACTTGTTCTTTACCTACAATAGTGTCCAAAGCACCATTTTTATTTTGATTTTGTATAGCTTTTAACATAGGACCTGCAAAGTCTCCAGACTTCACAAGTTCATCTGTAATACCTTCTGGGAAACCTGCCTTAATAATTTTTTCCATAGCATAATCTTTTACGCCCGGATTATATTGTTGTGTGGCTTCATCAAAGTAACCATCTAATTTTCTAACAGTGTCCTCTGCTATATCTACTGTTTTACCTGTAACAGGATCTGCTTGTGGTTTAAGAGTTCGAAGTCTGTTAACAAAAGGTTGATAGTATTCAGGATTTTTCATTAAACCTGTTGTAATATCCTCTAAATTATTTATTCTACCGTTTTTAATTGCCATAAACATAGCATCATTAGCATCATCTGTAGCTCTTTGAACTGCGTCTGTTATTTCATCTACCATAGAATTAGTGCTTTTTAATTTTAATTTATTTAAATTTTTAATACCCTCTATGTCTAATTTTTTTAAAACATCTGCGTCATTTGCTATAGCATCTAATTTTTTAACAGTAGCTTCATCAAAAAATAATTTATTAGTACCTGAATTTTTTAATTTTAGATATTGATTAACAAATTTATTAACATCTAATGTTTCTGTTCCATCTTTTGATAGTTGTACAATATCTACTAATTTTCTTCTACCAAGAACATTTTTAACGTTATTAACAAAATCTTCACGATTAGCTTTAGAGCTCCTTAATTGATAATAAGAGTTCATTAATTCTTCTTGTTCTTCTAGTAAATTTTTTTTGTATTGATTACTTTTAGGTAAATTGTGATCCATATCACTAAAAATTTGTACTGACTGTTTACCTTTAAATTTAGGGTCTGGATTAAAAAGTCCTTTTTCTATAGCCAATTTATTAAAACCTTTGGTGTCACCTGCCTTTGCCAAAGAACCTAATCTAGCAAAAACATCTGCATCTGTAGTAGATAAAAAACTAACTTGAACATCATCAGGTGTAATGTCTTTTAAAAATTTTTTAAATAATTCAGGTTGAGTTTCAAAATTTTCTGTGGCTCTATTTAAATCAGCTACAAACCCCTCTCTTATTTGATTTCTAGTATTAGTTACATTTGCTGTTAAAAACTTATCTGCTCCATCTTTATAATATTGGTTTGCGTTTCTTAACAAATTAAAACCATTTAATTGAGCTTCTTCTCCTATTTTATCTCCTGCTTTTCTTGTTTGTTCTACAGCAAAATTTATTTCCATTTCTTTACCTTTCATCATTGCATCTAATTGATCTACTACTAAAGCTATGTCTTTATCTAAAACTCCAGGTGCTACGTTTGGATCTTTAGACAAAGATCTAAGAGAAGTTCTTAAAGAATTTATTTGTTGTAATGTAAAAGGTTGAGCTTTGTCAGGATTCAAAACAAATTTAACTGTGCCATCTTGATTTTTAACCATATCTATTCCTACTTGTTTTCTTAAAATAGTCATTAAGGGTTTTGTAGACAGACTCATATCAGTTGCATTTTTAAATTTATCTTTTGTTAAGTTTAATAATAAATCTTGTAAAGCAGGAGAAGCATTAACCAAAGCTTTATCTCCTATTTCTTCTTGAGCTAATTTATATAAAGCGTTTGAGTCTGCTTTCCACAGTTTTGCAGCAGACTCATAAAGACCTTCTATAAAGTTTGCTTGTGTTTCATCAGGAGTTCCTTTTTTAACTATATCAATAGCTTCATCTAATTCTTTACCCACTACATTATCTAATCTATATTTAGCAGATTTAAAAGCCTCTTCAGGAGTTTTCATTTGAGATTTTATAATTTTAGTTATGTCTTCAGCTTGAGCTTCTAATGTTTCTTTTAACTGTTGCTCACTCATTTTTCCTGCTCTAAATTGGTCAAAAACTTTTTTCACATAATTTCTATTTGCAGCTCTTGCTTTTGCATTAGGAATAATAGCCTCTTGAATAGCTTGTAATCTTCCTAAAAAAGCTTTACCTGTTGTTTCTGCAATATTTGGTCTTGCACCTTTTTTAATTGCTTCTCTAAACTCAAACTTTGCTTCTTCCGTTGCAAGCTTTCTTGCTTCTCCCAAACTAGCACCTTGTTCTAATAATTCGTCAACTCTTGCTTCATTAGGTTTTGGCCCTGGTCCTTTGATAATTTTTCTACCTGCGGCAAACAGTCCTCTAAAAACACCCTCTCCTAAAGCCATCATTGCTCCTTCTTTAGCAATGTCTCCATATATTTCATCTTTACTCTGTCCTTGTAAATCTTCTATATATTGCTCAGATACAAGTTCGTCATACGCTTTACCTGCGGCTCCTGCTGCGCCCATAAGCAACATACCATAACCAATATTTACTCCTGGTATTGCTAATCCAACAGCAGTGGTAGCAAGTAATGGACCACGATACTCACCAGTAAATCTACTTAAATCGTATCTAGAAAAACCTTTTTTATTAACACGTATGGTGCCATCTTCTGGAAGATTGTATTCTCTTTTTTTCTCTGTAGAAATATTATTTAAATTTAAAATGTAATCGTTTTGACCTAATCTTTGAAAACTGTTTTCTCCAAACTCTCTAGTAAGTCTTTTTTCTCTTTCATTATCATCATCTGCTTTACCATAGTAAAACTGAAACGCATGACTTTCTACTTCACCCTCATTAGTTACTAGTTTTTCTTTTTCCGCCTCTTCTTTACTAGTATCAACTCCAACTCCCAATGATTTTTGTAAATCTTTAAAGCTAACGTTTCCATAATCTAATTCTTTTTTTTCTTCTTTTTTTTCAAAAAGTTCTGGTTGAGCTTCTTTTAAATTTTTTAAAGACTTACCAATGGTTTCTTGATCCATATCTTTAAAATCTATAATTTGTCCTGATGGTAATTGAAATTTTGTCATTATATTTTTTTCTTTACTGCACCAGTATCAAAATTAAAATAATCTTCTGCGTTTAAAACATTTGTTAAAGCTTGTTGTGCAACATCATCTGCTTCGCCAAACTGTTCTTGTAAAGCTTTATCAATTATTGCTTGTCTTCTTGGGTCATCAAACTGAAACTGTTTTTTTCTTAATTCTTGTAAATCTTCTACTGTTGTCTTTCCTTTGCCATACTCTATTTCAAGCAATCTATTGTCTAAAGATTTCATAGAACTAATATTAGTTTTTAAACTAGAAGATATTCTACCTCTTATTCTTTGAAGTCTCTGATGTAATAATTCGGGATTTGCAAAAATTGCTTCTCTATCTCTTAGCAAACCAACTATTTCACCTGCTAACTGTCTGTCAATATTAGATACGTTTTTAGATCCTTCTCCTAATATTTCTTTAATCATCATATTAGCAATAACTTGTTGTTGATCTAAAAATTGTTTTTTATCTTGACCAAATTTTGCTAGTCTATCTAACTCTTTTATTTCTCCTTTAAAACCCGTTGCATTAAGAAGACTATCTAATTTACCTAAAGCATAATTGTTAAAACCTGTTATCTTTTTTTCTGCATTAAATTTCATACCTACATCAAGCATAGCTAACATTTTTACATTTGTTTCTGCATTTTTAACTAATTCTTCTCCATCCTTACCAAATTTAATTAGTTTATCTGCATCTTTTGTTGTAATTCTTCCTGCTTTTAATTCTTCTGCATTTCTATCTGCAACAGCTTTAAAATAAGCAGCTTCATTTGTTAAGAGTTGTTTCATTATTCCTTCACTAGTTACTTTTCCTTTTATTTTTTCAAAAGCACCATCATTTATTTGTTGATTAGTCAAAGTAATTGGAGATCCTTGTTTATAAAAAACACCGTCTATAGTTTCTCCTTTTGGGTTTGAAACAAAAAATGTTTTTTCTTCTCTCATATACTTTCTCATTTCATCTTCTAAATTAAAATTTCTATCTCTGTCGTTGTTTAATCTTTCTATACCATATTTAGCGGCAGATATATTTATTTGAGTATTAAAAGCTTTTTCTGCTTCTTTATTTTTTGCAAGTTTTGCAACAACAGGTTTTAAACCATTTGCTATATTCATAATTGCATTAGTGCTTTCTCCTGCTGCAATATTTAATCCTGCCTCTATAATTGCAAAACCTTTTTCTTCTTCAGTCATTCCTTCATATTTAGGCATAGCCGCTTTAAACTCTTCTATGTATTCTTCTAAATTGTTTTCAACTGTTTTTTTATCGTTTGTGTTAGCCGCTTCTTTTATAGCGTTTATATTTTCTTGCACTGCTTTAGTTGTAGTATCGATAGCAGTTTCAACTTCAGTATCTTGTTGGTCTTGATCTACTTGACCTTCTTGATCTACTTGACCTTGACTTTCTTGACTTGTTGTATCACCTTTTTTGTCACTCACAATGTTTTCAATAGTTTTTTCTTTTTCTGCTTCATTTGTTAATTTAGTAATTGTTTTTTGACTATCTTCTTTTGTGATAGGATCTATTTCAGGAGCTTTACCTTCTGCTTCTTTTCTAGCTTGTTCATTAGCCTCTTTTTGTATTCTAT